CCTGAAAAAATCCCCGGGGGAAAAATCCCGGAAAGCAATTCGGTCCCAGCAATCCAAACCAGGAGGAAGTCATGACCGTTCTCTACCTGATCCTATTCCTGCTTGCCCTCGTGTGCTTCGTGGCGTCGGCTTTCCAGGTTCACAGTCCTCGCGTCTACCTCGTCAGCCTCGGGCTGGCCCTGTGGGTGGCCGCCCCCTTCATCCAAACTCTGCAGAAGGTGTAGTCAAACCCTTCGTAAGTCAGGGTCAAGCTCTCAGTACTCAGGAGGTACCTCATGAAAGTCCGTGCGGGTCACACCCCACTGCAGTTCAGTGACAACAACAAGCAGCATTCGTCAGATGTCCGAGCCATCTTCGGCCTTGCGCAGCGCCGTAGGTGGGGATGGTTCACCGGAACCGAGGCTGGACCAGGTGCCGGCAACACCAGCGACCTGCTCATGACTCTCGCCGACGACTTCGGCTTCCGAATGTTCTGTCCCTCGGCCGGCAAGGGCGAAGGCAGCACCACCGACTGCTGGGTCGCTGCTCGTGAGGACCTCATCGACGGCGGATGGAAGACTGACTTCATTCCAGTCATCCCGGGAAGCTCCGAGCTGTACAAGAGGGAGGGGCTTGACCCCGATCTCAACCCGAGGTGGGGCCCGAAGGGTCTTGTCACCGTGGGCTTCAACACCGAGAAGCTCGGCCGGGTCAACGTCGCCGCGATGCACGCTCTCACCAAGGGAGCCAGCGATGTCGACGCGAAGTCGGTCTTCCACGGTGTCGATCACTACATGTGGAACGACAAGCTGCAGAAGGCTGCCGGCGACTGGGGTCGCAAGGTCGGTAAGGGCTCAGCTCTCGCCTTCCTCGGCTCGGACCAGAACGATTCGGACGTTCTGCACGACACCTTCCGCGGTCAGCCGTTCACGTCGGCCGCAGACGAGCTGAAGACCTACGAATCCACCGGCCACGGCGCGATCGACGTCATCGCCTCCTACAACGGAGACGGGCGAGTCAAGGCCAGCAAGTGGGTCGTGCTCGATGACAAGGAGTTCTTCCTCGAGGCGGATCACTACGTCTGCGAGGCGACCTTCACAGTGGAGCCTCTGCCCAACAAGCGCTGAAAGGAGTGAGGCATGGCGACCGTACGTACAAATCCGCCGTCTTCGGCGGCAAGCAGCAAGTCGCGCCGGCCGCCTGCCTCGACTCCTGAAGGACGCGAGAACCAGATCGCTTCACTCGCCTATGATGAAGTCGAAAGGCAGATTCGTTCAGGCGAAGCGTCAAGTCAGGTACTAACCCACTTTCTCAAGGTGGGTTCGACCCGGGAGCGGCTGGAACAAGAGCGTCTCATGAAGGAAGTCGAGCTGATGGCTCGTAAGGCCGAGAGCATGGAGTCGGCTAAGCGCGTTGAGGAGCTCTACGAAGAGGCAATCTCTGCCATGCGTAACTATGGTGGCCACGAGCCCGAGAAGAGCTTCGATGACTAGGGCATATTCCGACTTGGAGCGTCTTCCCACGTTCCTAGAGCGGTTTCGGTACCTATCCCTTCGAGGCCGTGTGGGTGATGCCACATTCGGCTCCGATCGCTGGTTGAACCAGCAATTCTACACATCTCGAGAGTGGAAACGGGTTCGTAACTTCGTTATCGCTCGAGACCAGGGCTGTGATCTGGGAATTGATGGGTTTGAGATTCATGACCGTGTCTACATCCATCACATGAACCCAATGGGCGTCGATGACATCCTGCACGCCAACGAGGACATCCTCGACCCCGAGTTCCTGATTTCCTGCACACTCAAGACTCACAACGCCATCCACTACGGCGACGAAAGGCAACTTCCCCGGCCTTTCGTCCCACGCAGTGCCGGCGACACGAAGCTCTGGTAGAAAGGAGCCCTCATGACTGTCACAACTGTATACACGCGCGAAGAGGCAGCCGCCCGATCGCTTCAGCAGAACGTCAACGTGCCCGACACGTGCCAGCTGGTTACTCGAACCTGGCTCGGTGCCCCCTCAGCAGGAGACTTCGATGGTGATGGTGCAGCTGACGCTGAAGATGGATGGAAGAAGGAGCCGCAAGCGGCACGGCACTACGACCGTCGACCTCCTCTCGGCTCACCCGTCACTTACCTTGGCGGTTCTCACGACAACGGACACAGAGCTCTTTCGCTGGGTCCCGACAAGAGCGGGGTTTACCACATTCGCTCGACGGATGGTGGTGGTCGCGGTCGCGTTGCGACTGTCCCGCTCGACTGGCCTGAGAAGACCTGGGGTCTGAACTACGTCGGCTGGTCCGACACATGTGACGGCTTCCCGATCAAGCCTTCTCCGCCCAAGCGGCCTGCAACACGGGGCAAGCGCGTTGAGGCGGCACTCGTTCGTCTCCGCGCTGCACGCGCGAAGTCCGAGAAGGGTTCCTCGCGCGCCAAGCTGCTCGATCGAGCCATCGCTGCGCTCGTCAAGATCCAGAAGACCTGAGGAGGGTTCATGACCACAGCACAGCAGATCCACGGCGTCGACATCAGCCATCACCAGTCCGGCAAGATCGACTGGGCTTTGCTCAAGCGAGCTGGCGTTCTGTGGATGTACCACAAGTGCACCGAGGGGCAGAGCTTCCGCGACCCGAACTACAACAACCGTCGCGCTGAGGCCAAGAAGAACGGCATGCCCTTTGGGGCGTACCACTTCGCCAGCCCCAGCATGAGCATCGCCGACGCGATCTCTGAAGCACGCTTCTTCGTCAACGCAGCCAATCCGGAGCCCGGCGATCTGAAGCCGGCACTGGACCTCGAGGTGGACGACGGTGTGACCCAGCAGGGTCTGCGGGACTGGGCCGACGCCTTCTGCAAGGAGGTTGCGAGGATGACCGGCGTCAAGCCGATCATCTACACCCCGTACACCCTGTCCAAGACCCTCGAGGAGGAAAGCATCTTCTGGGTGCCGCGGTACAACAACTCGAACGTTCCTCCGACCAGGAGCTGGGACGTCTGGCAGTTCTCCAACGGGGTGTTCGGCGTCCCCAACTCGGTTCCGGGTTTGGGTCACGTCGACCTCAACACTTCGAAGGTGCCGCTCAGCAAGCTGCTCATCCCGAAGCTCGTCGCTCAGACTCCGGCTGGTCCCGGCAAGCGAGTCGAGGCTGCGATCAAGGTTCTCACCGAGGCCGAGAAGCGCGAAGCCGAAGGAACCCAGAGGGACCGACTGCTCGACAAGGCTCTCCGGATCCTCAAGAGGATCAAGCCGAACAGTTAGTCCCAAACCGTCAAAATGGGAGTGAATCGAAGGAGGTGACCCCATGAGCGAAACTGTACCTGAGGTAGTGCCGTCGATCGGCGACAGCATCCTCGCCAGCACGAAGAAGAATCTTGGTCTGAGCGACGACTACGACGCCTTCGACCTCGACGTCATCATGCACATCAACTCGGTCTTCACCGTCCTGTCCCAGCTCGGCATCGGGCCGGCAAACGGCTTCAGGATCGAAGATCGTTCCACTACTTGGGACGACTTCATCGGCGACGACGTCAACCGGGACTCCGTCAAGACGTACATGTTCCTCCGGGTCAAGCTCTACTTTGATCCTCCGGGCACGTCGTTCCACATCGCCGCCATTGAGAAGCAGATCGAGGAGCTCGGATGGCGGCTCAACGTTCAGAGGGAAGGAGAGTCATGGGCGGAACCAGTACGACCGTCGCTACCCGAGCCCTGGGAGCCAGTCTGGTAGACCAGAAGCTCAAGCACTACGGCGTTCCGGGCATGAAGTGGGGTCAGCGTAAGCGGGACTCCGGTTCGTCTTCGAGTTCGTCCACAGACGTGTCCAACGACCACGTCAAGGCGGTCCTGGCACGGCACAAGCCGGCTTCCGCCCTCTCCAACCAGGAGATGCAGGAGCTCATCACCCGGATGAACCTGGAGCAGCAGTACGCCAAGCTCACGACCTCGGCCCCCGCGCCCAAAGTCGTCACCAAGAAGGCAAAGGTCGGCAAGTTTGTCGCCGATCTGTTGCTCGACATCGGTAAGCAGGAGGTCACTCGCGTGGCCAAGGGCACCGTGTCGCTCAAGGTCGAAGATCAGCTCAAGAAGAAGGGCAAGACCGAGCTCGCCAAGAGGATCGCGCCCAAGAAGAAGTGAGAGGAGGTTGGCGATGAGTTTGTCGAACACAGCAACACCGGTTTACTACGCGCAGTTCCGCGAAGCCGTACTTCGTGGCGATATTCCGGTGAACCGGGAGATCTCCATGGAGATGAACCGCATCGACGCGCTCATCGCCAACCCCAACGTGTGGTACGACGAGGACAAGGTCGAAGGTTTCATCCGCTACTGCGAGGCAGAGCTTACTCTGACCGACGGCAGCGACCTGAACATGCTCCCCATATTCAAGGTGTGGGCTGAGCAGATCTTCGGCTGGTATTACTTCGTCGAGCGTCAGGTCTACGAGCCGTTCCCCGATGGGCATGGCGGGCACTACGTGGACAAGCGCGTCAAGAAGCGCCTGACGAACAAGCAGTACCTGATCGTTGCCCGAGGTGCGGCTAAGTCGATGTACGCCTCCATGATTCAGAGCTACTTTCTGAACATCGACACCAGCACCACCCACCAGATCACGACTGCGCCGACGATGAAGCAGGCCGATGAGGTCATGTCGCCGATCCGCACTGCGATCACACGCGCACGAGGGCCTTTGTTCAAGTTCCTCACAGAAGGCTCTCTCCAGAACACCACTGGATCGAGGGCTCTTCGCCAGAAGCTTGTCTCTACAAAGAAGGGCATTGAGAACTTCCTCACAGGATCCGTCCTAGAGGTCCGACCGATGTCCATCAACAAACTTCAGTCCCTCCGTACCAAGATCAACACCGTCGATGAGTGGTTGTCCGGCGATATTCGAGAGGATGTCATTGGCGCTATCGAACAAGGTGCCTCAAAGATCGATGACTACCTGATTGTGGCTATCAGCTCCGAGGGCACGGTTCGTGCTGGCGCTGGTGACACGATTAAGATGGAGCTTCACTCCATCCTGCGCGGAGAGTACTCTGCTCCGCACGTTTCGATCTGGCACTACAAGCTTGACGAGCTGGAAGAGGTCAACGACCCGGCAATGTGGCCTAAGGCTCAGCCGAACATCGGCAAGACCGTCAGCTACGAGACCTATCACCTTGACGTAGAGCGTGCCGAGAAGGCGCCGGCGACGAGGAATGACATCCTCGCCAAGCGGTTCGGCATCCCCATGGAGGGCTACACCTACTTCTTCACCTACGAGGAGACGGTGCCTCACCGGCCCCAGAAGTTCTGGCAGATGCCGTGTTCAATGGGCATCGACCTCTCGCAGGGCGACGACTTCTGTGCTTTCACCTTCCTGTTCCCCCTTCGGGGCGATCGTTTCGGTGTCAAGACCCGCAGCTACATCACTGAGCTGACGCTCATGAAGCTGCCGGGAGCCTTGCGCGCGAAGTACGAAGAGTTCATCAAGGAGGGTAGCCTCCGGATCATGAACGGCACCGTACTTGACATGATGGAGGTCTACGAAGACCTGGAAGCGCATATTCTGGCCGAGGAGTACGAAGTCCTTACCGTCGGCTATGACCCGTACAACGCCAAAGAGTTCATGAAGCGTTGGATCGCTGAGAACGGTGAGTACGGAGTCGAGAAGGTGATCCAGGGTGCGCGGACTGAGTCCGTTCCTCTCGGTGAGCTCAAGAAGTACAGCGAGATGCGGGCTCTGATCTTTGATCAGATCCTGATGGCGTTCACTATGGGTAACGCGATCACTCTCGAGGACACCAACGGCAACCGCAAGCTTCTGAAGAAGCGTCAGGATGAGAAGATCGACAACGTCTCTGCTCTGATGGACGCTTACATCGCATTCAAGGCCAACAAGGAGGCGTTCGAATGAACAACCACATGAGAGGAGGTGACCCATGGGTGCTCGCGACCGGTTGAAGCACGCCTGGAACGCGTTTCTGAACACGGACCAGAACGCTCCGCAAGCGAACAACAAGGACTTCTGGGGTGGGAGCTACGGAACTCGCCCAGACCGCGTGCGCATGCGCGTCTCGAACGAGCGGTCCATCATCTCCTCCATCTACATGCGCCTGGCCTTGGATGTGGCCTCTGTCGACATCCGGCACGTCCGGCTCGACGACGAAGGCCGTTACCTGGAAGACATTGACAGCGGACTGCAGAACATCTTGCAGCTCGAGGCCAACATCGACCAGGCTTCGAGCCACTTCAAGCAGGACATGGCGATGACGCTCTTCGACATGGGCACCATTGCTCTCGTTCCGGTGGACACCAGTGTCAGTCCCATCGGCGGTGGCAGCATCGACTACCAAACCATGCGCGTTGCCAACGTTGTGCAGTGGTACCCGAAGCACGTCCGGGTAGAACTGTACAACGACAACACGGGTCGTCGCGAGGAGGTCACACTCCCCAAGACAGTGGTTGCGATCGTGGAGAATCCGCTTTACGCGGTGATGAACGAGCCCAACTCGACGCTTCAGCGCATCATCATGAAGCTCAACATGCTGGATGCTGTCGATCAGCAGTCCAGCTCGGGCAAGCTCGACATGATCATCCAGCTGCCGTACACGATCAAGACCGAGTCCAAGCGTGCACAGGCCGAGCAGCGGCGGAAGGACATCGAGTTCCAGCTCAAGGGTAGTCAGTACGGTATCGCCTACACGGACGGCACCGAGAAGGTCATCCAGCTGAACCGACCCTCCGAGAACAACCTGCTCAAGCAGATCGAGTACCTGATGGCGATGCTTTACAGCCAGCTGGGGCTCACCCCCGAGATCATGAGCGGTGCTGCCGATGAGGCGGCCATGATCAACTACAACAACCGCACAATCGAGCCCATCGTCAGGGCGTTCGCCGAGGCGATGAAGCGGAGGTTCCTCACTAAGACCGCTCGTAGTCAGAAGCAGTCGATCGAGTACTTCCGCGATCCGTTCAAGCTGGTTCCGATGAAGGACCTGGCCGAGCTTGCTGACAAGTTCACTCGTAACGAGATCGTCACCTCGAACGAGTTCCGTCAGTTCATCGGCATGAAGCCCTCCAAGGACCCGAAGGCGGATCAGTTGCGCAACAGCAACATGCCAGATCCGCTGAACCCACCCTCGGGGGTACCTACTCCGACTCCTGAAGAGGAGCCGGCGGATGATGGCGTGGACGTTGATCCGTTCGCTGGGATCAACG